GAAAAAACCTACCATTCATATTTTAAAAGACTTTGGGGAAATAATGAAAGTTATATCTACGAAGACGGATTTGAAGAAGAATATCAAAAAAGACTTGACAAGCACTAATAACGAGTATATACTGTAAAGATACTTAAAGGAGTTTATATTAGTGTTACCTAAATTACTAGTTGTTGGGCATGGCCGTCACGGCAAAGACACTGTTTGCGAAATGTTAGAAGCATACGGTTATACATTTCAATCATCGTCAAAGTTTTGTTCAGAACTTTTTATATTCAACGATCTAAAAGATCAGTATGGGTACGCTGACGAAGAACAATGTTACGCAGATAGACACAATCGTCGTACTGAATGGTATAATATGATACATGACTATTGTAAAGATGACTTAGCACGTTTAGGCCGTAACTTATTTGCAGATCACGATATCTATTGCGGGTTGCGTAATAAGCGTGAATTCTTTGCAATGCAGAATGAAGAAATATTTGACCATGCTATATGGGTAGATAGAACAGATCACTTGCCTTTAGAAAATTATAGTTCTATGAGTATTGAACAATGGATGTGTAATTACACTATTGACAATAACGGAGATCTACAAAGATTAAAAAAGAACGTAGATGTGTTAATAAGAACAATTTTTAAAAATCGGGGATTAAGTCTCCCTGCTTCCAGCGGGTACCTTCTTTCTGAATTACACGTTGACAGTTAGCACATATTGTTTTTAAATTTGTTGGGCGGCAATTATTTAGATCGCCGTCTACATGAAACACATTAAACTGTTCTTGATGATTACTTTTAAATCCACATTTCTCACATTCTCTTTTTTTAGTGTAACCAGACTGTTTCCATTTAGGAACACCGATACTTTTACCACCTGTCCTTAAACACCGTTCACACCTCTTACGATAGTAAGTTTTATTACCTTTTTTGTAGTTAATAGCTGCAGGACGCTGTCCGCAGACGCATAATGGTCTCATACTGTATTTACCTCACCTTTTTGGTCCCTTTTTTATGGTGTTTTCGACGTCCTTTTTTATCCTAGATGCTAAATACATATAACAACTTATACCTAATAGGAGAACAAAATGGCATTAACATCACCAGGAGTACAGGTTAGCGTAATAGACGAAAGTTTCTATACCCCAGCTGAACCAGGTACAGTACCAATGATATTCGTTGCTTCCGCTGAGAATAAACTCAATGGCGCAGGCACAGGGACAGCAGCAGGAACGACTAAGGCAAACGCAGGTAAGCCGTATTTACTTACTTCGCAACGAGACCTTACTGAAACCTTTGGCGACCCAACTTTTATAACAGATTCAAACAACAATCCAGTACACGCAGGAGAACTTAACGAGTACGGATTACAAGCAGCTTATTCAATGCTTGGTGTTAGCAATAGAGCATATGTTGTTCGTGCAGACATCGACCTTAATGAATTAAAAGCATCAGCAAATGCACCAGCGGCTGCACCAGCAGACGGAACAAGTTGGTTTGATACACAAACTTCAACTTTTGGTATATTTGAATGGAATTCAAATTCAGCTACTACAACAGGTGGACAAACTTTTAGTAATAAAGTTCCAACTGTTATCACAGACGTAACAAAACTAGTTGGCAATAGTGCAACAGGTAACCCTAAGACATCAGTTGGCCAAATTGGTGATTATGTGGTTGTTGCAACTACAACAGTAAATAAGTTGTTTTACAAAAATGCAAGCGGTGCTTGGGTACAAGTTGGAAGCACAGCTTGGAAAGGCAGTCATGCTACAGTAAAAAGTTCTTCAGCTGTTGCTAGTGTTGCAAGCGGAGTAACAATGACAATTAATAGTGCTACTGTTACATCAAGCGGAACATCATTAACTGACGTAGTAAGTGACATTAACGGTTTATCAATTGCAGGCGTTTCAGCGGCAGTAGTAGATAGCCAGTTAGAGCTTTACAACACAGGTGCTTCAACAGCAACTATTATTATTGCAGAAGGAACAGGACTTGCAGACGATGTTAAGATTCCAGCAGGAACTTATGCAATTCCAGCGTTATCAACTGCTCCACACACAAGCGTACCAGAGTATAAGTCAACTGACACTACTCCAAGACCTACAGGCAGTATTTGGTTTAAAACTACTGAGCCTAATTTAGGTGCTCGTGTTAGAGTTAAGCAATACGCTGTTGGAACAGGAACATGGACACAAGTTGCAGCTCCAATTTATGCTAACAACCAATCAGCATTATATGCGATGGACAAAAGCGGCGGTGGTGCAAACTTAGCAGCAGGTTCGTTATATGTACAAACTAACGTAGCAGAAGAAGCTGTTAACTTAGCAACATTTAAAATATTTGAAAGAGCAGCAGCAGGCGCTACTATTGTAACAGGTTCAGCTGTAGGAACTCAGCTTTCGTCACAAAGTTATGCTTTTGGAATTCAAGAAACTTTAGCAAATAACGCGGCATTACAAACAGCAAAAACTGTAACATTTACAGCAACAGGTGCTTCAGGTGATGCAGACGTACTAGCAGGCGCTATTAACAGTGCAGGATTTACTAACATTGTTGCAACAGTTGATGCAGCTAATAAAGTTTCAATTAAACACACATTAGGCGGAGATTTCCGTATTAACGATACAGGCGGCGCATTAGCACTTATTGGCTTTGCTGCGTATGTAGATGCAAATACAGGAACTCCAAACTTATATGCTGTACCAGCAGGCGATTCAGTTAATGACTTTGTTGCTTCAAACTGGAAAGTATTAGCATATACAGCAGGCGAAGATGCACCAACAGCATTAACAGCAGACGGTACACTTTGGTACAATTCAATTGTAGACGAAGTTGACTTAATGATACATAATGGTACTACTTGGGTCGGATACTTAGACGCATCAAGTCCATTTTATGCAGGTACTGACGGTGACAAAACAGATCCAGAAGGACCGCAAGTTTCAGCTTCAGAGCCAACATTACAATCAGATGGAACAGCACTTAAAAATGGTGATATTTGGATTAGCACAGCAGATTTAGAAAACTATCCGCTAATTTACAAATATAACGGTTCTACATTAAAGTGGGTATTACTAGATAAAGGTGATCAAACTACTGAAGATGGTGTACTATTTGGAGATGCTCGTTATAATACAGCAGGTTCAAACAGTGCTGCAGCAGGCGACATTAAAGACTTACTAGTAAGTAACTACTTAGATGCAGACGCTCCAGATCCAGCTTTATATCCAAAAGGTATGTTGCTTTGGAACACAAGACGTTCAGGATTTAATGTTAAGAAATTTGTAAGAAATTATGTTGATACATCATTAGATAATGCACGTAGCGGCGACGAGTCAATGAGTGCTTACTACACACACCGTTGGGTAACTGAATCAGCTAACCAAGACGACGGTTCCGGTAGCTTTGGTGCTAAAGCACAACGTAAAGTTGTTGTTCAAGCAATGCAAGCAATGGTTAACAGTAATGACGAAATTAGAGATGATGAGTCAAGAGTGTTTAACTTAATGGCAACACCAGGATATCCAGAACTAATTGGCGAAATGATTTCATTAAACTTTGATAGAGGCTTAACAGCATTTATTGTAGGTGATTCACCAGCTAAATTAAAATCCGATGCTACATCACTTAACGAGTGGGGTTCAAATGTGAAACTTGCTGTTGAAGATAATGGCGATGGACTAGTAAGTAGAGACGAGTACTTAGGTGTATTTTACCCATGGGGCTTCTCAAGCGATAATGCAGGTAACAACGTAGTTGTTCCACCAAGTCATATGATGCTAAGAACATTAGCGTTAAGTGATCAAGTTAGTTATCCTTGGTTTGCACCAGCAGGTACAAGACGCGGTGGCATTACAAATGCTTCAGCTACAGGGTACATTGATGCAGAAGGCGAATTTATAAGTGTTGCACTTAACGAAGGTCAAAGAGATACACTGTACAGTTTAAACATTAATCCAATTACGTTTATTACTGGTGCAGGACTTGTTAACTTTGGTCAAAAGACTCGTGCAAGAGGCGCTAGTTCTTTAGATAGAATTAACGTTGCAAGACTAGTAATATTCTTACGTAGTCAACTTAACAAGTTAGCTAAACCTTATATCTTTGAACCAAATGATAAGATCACACGTGATCAAGTCAAACAAGCAGCAGAAAGTTTATGTTTAGAACTGGTTGGGTCAAGAGGACTATACGACTTCTTAGTTGTATGTGACGAAAGTAACAATACACCAAGCAGAATTGACAGAAACGAGCTTTATTTAGATATAGCAATTGAACCAGTTAAAGCAGTTGAGTTTATATACATTCCACTGAGATTGAAAAATACTGGTGAGATAGCAGGCTTGTAAGAATGATAAATAATACTATAACAGGAGCAAATTAAATGGCTATTTCATCACTATCAAAAATTACAGTTCCACTAGCAAGTGACAGCAGTTCTTCCAACCAAGGACTGTTGATGCCAAAACTTCAATATCGCTTTAGAGTGAGCTTGGAGAACTTTGGTGTAAGTGCAGGGGAAGTTACAGAATTAACAAAGCAAGTTGCTGATGTTACTAGACCAAACGTTAGCTTCGAAACTATGACGATTGACGTTTACAACTCAAGAGTATACCTAGCAGGTAAACATACTTGGGAAGCTATTACATTGAACTTAAGAGACGATGCAACAGGTGCTGTTCAAAAATTAGTCGGCGAACAACTACAGAAGCAATTCGACTTTATGGAGCAATCAAGTGCTGCAAGCGGAATTGATTATAAGTTCGTAACTAGGATCGAAATACTAGACGGTGGTAACGGTAACTATGCACCAACTGTGTTAGAAACTTTTGAAGTATACGGTTGTTATTTAGAAAGTGCAAACTATAACACATTAGCATACACTGCTAATGAGCCAGTTACAGTTTCACTAGCTATTAAATACGACAACGCTATACAAACTCAAGGCGCTAGCGGAGGCGGTGTTGGTACTGCTATTGGCAGATCAGTTGCAGCTATTGCATCTACAACTGGTGTAAGCTAAACGTAATTGTAATTACAAAATTAAAGAAGGGATCTTTTATAGGTCCCTTTTTTTTATCTACGCATATAACTCACATGGATAAATATTAGTATGAGCAAGTTTGGCGGATTTTTAGATAATTTAGTAAGTGGGGCTTTAAACCCTAAAGGTGACATGGCGGACTATCGTCATGCTTCCCGACTATACACAGATGATAACTTTAGATTAGCACCCAAGACTAAGTTTCTTTATCATGTAGCATTTAATCTAAATGAAGACGTAATTAAAAAGGTTCGTCCCAACTTTGATAAAAAGCATGGACTAGAAGTTAACATGCTAGTTAAGACAGCAGACTTACCAAAGTATAATATACAAACTGAAACTAAGAACAAATATAATCGTAAGAAAAATCTACAAGTTAGATTAGACTATGATCCAATTAATATTACATTTCATGATGATAATATGGGTCTTACTTCTTATCTTTGGGAAAGCTATTATAGGTATTACTACGTAGACGGTAACTTAGGAAGCCTAGATGCAGCTGGTAAACCTAACCAAACATCTGCAGGATTTATGCCGCATAATACATATGAAGGCAAAACATTAAATAATTTTAGATACGGCTTTGATAATAATTCGTATGCACCATTTTTTAATAGTATTCAAATTAGCCAAATGGCTAGACATCAATACATAACATATACATTAGTTAATCCTATTATTAGTAGTTTCCAACATGATACTATGGATCAATCAGCTGGTGGCGAAACATCACAAAATACAATGCAAATATTATACGAATCAGTATTTTATAGTACAGGTGCTGTTGAAGAAGGTAATGCTCCTGTTGGGTTTGGTACAGAACATTATGATACATCACCTAGTCCAATTAGTTTAGCAGGCGGCGGTGCAGCTAGTTTACTCGGCGCAGGCGGAGTATTAGCCGGTGGTGCAAGTGTGTTTAGTGATCTTAGTAGCGGTAACGTTGGATTAGGAACATTAATTAAAGCAACTAATACAATTAAAAATGCTAAAAAATTAACTAAAGAAGGTGTACGTAACGAAGGGTATAGTGTAGTAGGTAGAGGACTATCATCTGCAACAGGTGCAAACGTAAGTGGCTTAGCAAACTCAAGTTTTCCAAAAAGCGGCGGAACAGGACAGAATAACGTTACAACAGCAACTCCTGTTGTGACAAAGAAAGTTGATAAGATGCTTTCTAATGTACAAATAGAAACAGAATTAGCAAATACACCAGGGTTAAAAGATGCTGTAGCAAAACAATTAGTTGCTACTGGTGTAGTAGCATCAACAGTAGCAGGGCTATCAGAGGGTAATGCTGTTGGACTAGGAGTATATGATACACTAACAGTCCAAGAGAAAAATGCAATTAAAAATGAAGTTGATGAAAAAATTGCTTCTGGAGATCCTAGGGTCCTTTCAGTTGGTAATAAAATAGTTACTTCATATAGAGCAACGCAAGGAATTACATCTAATGTCTAGTAACTTACCAGTACAAACTAACGACTCAGCTGACGGAACTAAAAGATTTTTTGATCAGTATTTTACAGAGTCAATATCATATCCAAGTAACCAAGTTGATGCAGTTGTTGGCTTTTTTGAAAACAAAGGTTTTGAAAAATTAGCTGCAAGAAGCACAGCAACAGTTATATTACAACAAGCCAAAATTGATAATGTAAACGTATTTGAAATAATTGATACTCTTAAAGGATTAAATAAAATCCAACTCAGTGAAATCGTTGCTGAAATTTTAAATTATGATAGAAACAAAGTCAGTACACTAGGCTTTCGGTCAACATCAGTTTCAGAAAAATTAGAACGAAGAAACATTGTAGAGTAATATCATGGGCCGTTTTGCACAAGGCAAGTATACTCCAAAATATCCAGAAAAGTATGTAGGTAATAGAACACCAACTTATAGAAGTAGTTGGGAGTTTGCTTTTATGAAATTCTGTGACGAACATAAAAGTGTAGAAAAATGGGCAAGCGAAGCTGTAAAAATACCTTATAGAAATCCATTAACAGGTAAACATACTATATACGTACCAGACTTTTTTATAGTTTATACAGGTAAAAAAGGTGGACAACAAGTCGAACTTATTGAAGTTAAACCTGAGAATCAAACAGTATTTGAAAAGTTAGGCCGTAGTAGGCATAATCAAGCTGCTTGGGTAGTTAATCAAGCAAAGTGGGAAGCTGCTTCTAAGTGGTGCAAATCAAAAGGTATTCGTTTTAGAGTAATATCTGAAAAAGATATTTTCCACAGCGGCAAAAGACGCTAAATAATACTAGCATATAATGGAAAGATCCAATGACTAAAAAATTAGAAGACTTATTAAATTTGCCGGACTCAAAAGAATTTATTGATGATGCAAAAAAAGAAAAAGTAAAAACCGCAGTTATTGAACAACAAGATACGTTTCGTGATATAGCAGAGTTTGATAAAATTGCTGGCGCATTGCCTGCAGTAAAAGGGTTAGGCGAAAAAGCAGACTCTGAATTAAATGATATTGCTGACCGTGCGTTAACGGCATATGACGATCTAATGGATCTTGGTATGAATGTTGAGAGTCGTTATAGTGGTCGTGTGTTTGAAGTTGCAGGCGGCATGCTTAAGACTGGCCTTGATGCTAAAGTAGCTAAACTTAATAATAAGCTAAAAATGGTAGAACTGCAACTTAAAAAAGAAAAAATGGACAAAGATTCCATAGATACCGGGGACGTTGTTAACGGAGAAGGCTTTGTAGTAACTGATAGGAATAGTCTACTAGAACGCCTAAAAGGTATTGATAAAGATAAATAATATATACGATAGGAAATACTAACATGAAATCTTTCACAGAATTTTTAACAGAAACAAAAAAAACGTACCCTTTTAAAATAGGAGTAGCAGGTGAGTTACCTGAAGGCTTTGCCGATTCATTAGAAACAGCATTAAAGAAATATGATGTTGTTAATATGTCAGCAGGGAAGAAAACTCCAATACAAGAAAGACCGTTAGACTTTCCACAACTACAAAATACAGAAGTAACTTATTTTGAAGTATCAGTAAACTATCCAACAACAACACAAGTATTACAAGAATACCTAGCAAAATGTTGTGGAATAGACCAAGGTCATTTTATTGTTCGTAATCCAAACGAGCCACAAGAAGAATACCAAACGCCTAAAGAAGACGGCGAGTATGAGCCAATGTTAACACAAGAAGACATGGGCGGCACAAGTGGTCAAGCAGAAGTTGGAAGCAACAGAGTAATGGACTTACTAAAAGAGCTTGAAGTTGCACGTAAAGAACGCGACATGGATCCTACTGAATCAGCAGTAACAGGCGAAATAGTAAAAGACGAAGACATTAAAGAAAACGCTACTAGCGTAATAGGGAGTTAATTATGGATTTAAAGAATCTAATTCAAAAAATGGACAACATTGAATCTTCAACAGAACAGTTGAATGAGTCAGTTGTTAACGAAATGGGATATCCGGAAAATCCAGGTACTCCAGTAAGCATGAACGTGAGTATAAATGCAAGCGGAAAAGAACATGTTGCAGACTTAATTGACATGATGAAAAATGCAGGAATTGGCGATGTTGATGGCGATTCAGAAGCATCAGGTCCAATGCGTGGCGATATGGAAAAATTTAGAAGTATGATTGACGAACCATATGATGGTAAAGGTCATGAACACTTTGGTACAGATAAAGATATTGATGATCCTGAAGAGCCAGGACAAGACGAAGTACCAGGCGATGACGATTCTGAAGAAGGCTTCTTAGGTGGAGTAGCAGGCGGAGTAGCAGGTTCTATGGCAGCCCCGGCAATAGGTGGTGCTATAGGTGGACCAGTTGGTGCAGCTATAGGTTCTACAGTAGGACAACTGGCTACAACAGCAGCTGGCGCTCATATAGGCGACAAAATGACTGATGACGTAGCAACTGAAGCAGGTTATGACAACTCACCAGAAGAAGAATATAGAGATCATAACTATATGACAAAAGATATAAGTGGAGGCATTAACGGCGAAAAGCCAAAAGGTGCAATCCGTGCAAAAGATCCAGCAATGCATCAAACAGTTGAAGCTAGTGTTAAAGAGCAACTTTGGGCAGCATTAAATGAAAAAATGGCAGCCGAAGGACGTGGACGTGGCAAAAAGAAAAAAGTAAAAGAAACTGATTGTCCTGAATGTGGTAAGCCAGGCAAACAGAAATTAATGGCATGTGCATCATGCGGTTGTAAGTAACAACTTTATTAAATTTTAATAAATCCAAATAGGCTCTTAGGAGCCTATTTTTTTCTGTAAATACTTTTATGACAGATTGGACCAAGTACTTTGAACATATAAAACCTGTGTGTCCGTGGAGCGGAGCGGCATGGAAAAAGGGTGAAGTAAAGGTAAAATACTGGGATAACGAAATAGAAGAACTAGATAACAATCAAGCAATTATATACATTTGTAAAGGATACAATCGTAGACGTCTTAAAAAACTTTGCAAAAAAGTTGACGTAAGCGAGAAATACGAATGGTTGTGGAGTGAACCTACACACGGTGATTATGCTTCTCCAGTTCCAATACTAATACAACAAGACAAACGTAAGCTATTTGATCTAAGATTCGATACAGGCTACTACGACGATATAATTGGTTAAATACTATTATGAGTAAGAGTTTAGACGGTGTTCTCACCAAAAAAGCAAATCAAAAAGAAACGTTCAACGAAGAACAAATTCAAGACCTGGCCA